GAAATTCTTTATGGGTCCAGTACTTAGTTAAATAGATGTATAAGGTATAACTATGTCTCGGAAAAAGATACCAGCAAATGCTGCTTTACCATCTACGGTAACCAAAGCAGAAATAAAACCTAACAAGGGTGGGAAACCAGTCATCTTGGTGAATGGTTTTGTTCAGTTATATTACTATGAGAGTATACTTCAGGATAGTATTAAAGCAGACTTTATGTATGCTGATTCTGGTAATACTGTCAAAGGAAAATCTGCTATGGAAGGGTTGCCTATAGTAGGGACAGAAGATTTTACCATAGAATTTGAAGATAATAATGGAACTAAACTTAAGTTTTCTGATGAAGATAAGAATGGTTTTATTGTTAACAAAGTAACTCCACTCGATGATGATACTGGGAAGCAAGTTGTTAATTTAGGTTTAGTTAGTGAAGAGTATATTAGGAATGATGAAGGAGCATCACATATAAATGTAAGAATGGATGGGAAAATTTCTGACCATATTAAAGAGATCTTTGAGAATTTTTTAAAGACTGAGAAGGATATTAGTGATATAGAAACAACTTCTAATGATTTTAATTTTTTTGGTAATAATAAGAAACCATTTTATATTATGAATTGGTTATCTAAGTTTGGTGTTCCTGAAAAGGAAGGTGAACCTGGAAAGACTGCTGGATATTTTTTCTGGGAAACATCAGAGGGATATCATTTTAAATCTATTGATGGTATGTTCGGACAGAAATCAAAGAAAAGATTTATTTATAACTCTAATGCGAGTGCGAACTCTGTTATTCCTGAAGGATATGATGGTAAAATATTACAATATACGTATGATAATCGTATTAATTATCAAGAGAAGATTGCTATGGGAGCATATGGAACTAAGTTAGTAGTGTTTGATCCATTTGATTGTTTCTATGAAGTTGTTCCTCAGACAGCAGAAGAAACTGAAGACGGAATAAAAACAGCAGGTGAGGCCCTTCCAGAATTTAATAAGAAGTTTAAGAACCCAAGTGAGGAAGAGAATTTTACACGCACAACATTTATGTTACTTGATAGAGGAACTTTACCTAGTGGTGATACTAAAGAACAGGTAGAGAAAAATGAGGAGGAGAATTTTCCAGCACAGAAAGCACTCAATCAGGGGATTCGTAGATATAATCAATTCTTTTCATCAGAATATACTATTACTATTGCAGGAGATTATAGTTTACATGCAGGAGATGCTATCTATATTGATGTTCCATCAGTTCGAGTTGAGAAAAAGGATGATGAAGTAAATAAGGAAACAGGGGGTCTATATATTATAGCTGATCTATGTCACTACGTTTCACCCAAGGAAACATACACTAAGATGAATGTTGTCAGGGATTCCTTTGGAAGGAAGGCAGAAAAGGCACCTGTATCATGACTAACACAATAAATAAGAGAGAGATTTCTAAAATCTATTATGACTATTAAACACGACCTAGACCATGAAGTTTATCTTGATCCAAAAGATCATAAGGAACATGTTAATCATGGTATGTTAGAGTATAGTGAAGCAGATCTTAAAGATGTTCATGCTAACTATGATAAGTATCATGAAGGTGATGAGGTCAACAGTAATGATGGTGCTATTAATGACTATCATACTAGGCACACAGATAAGAATCTAGAAGTCTATTGTGATAATCATCCCGATGCATTTGAGTGCAGAGTATACGACGAATAATTTATGGAAGGATCATTATTTAATTCAGGATTCTTAGGATCCAAGTTTCTATGGTGGATCGGTCAGGTGGCCGATGATAGAACTTGGCGTGAAAATCAGAGTCCTAAAAAGATTGAAGACCCTAAAGAGGATTCACCTGCATGGGGATACAGATATAAAGTAAGGATCATGGGTATTCATGATCAGTCTGAGGCATCAATTGAATCTGATAACCTTCCTTGGGCTCAGGTAATGTACTCTGTCTGGGGTGGTGGTCTTGCTGGTTCCCGTCAGACTCCTGGTATCAGGCAGGGTATGTTTGTCTTTGGATTCTTTTTAGATGGTCAAGACCAACAATGCCCTGTTATTATGGGAGTCTTGGGAGCAAATGCTAAGACAGTGGTTGAGAAATTAAAGACAGGAAAGGATGAGGACGGAGAGAACTTTACTCCACAGAGTGGATGGGCTAATGCACATGATGATGAGTGTAAGCATGTTCCTGATGAGCAACTTCCACTTACAACACCATCATCTGCACCTACAAAGGAATCAACCGATGCTATTCATCAGAAGACCGCAGCAGATAATAAAGTCGAGACTGCATTAGACAAGAAACATTCATTGGCATGTCCTGATCCAAAGCATCAATCCGATACAAAAAATATCCAGACTGCTGTTAAGGAATGTAGTAAGCAAATAGAAGCAATAAAAAGGGAGACACAAGATTTTGGGAATGCAGTAAGTGCAAAGTTACCAGTTTCTGGTGTTCCCAAAGAAGTTGAGTCCGTAATAAAGGATACTGCTGGTGTAGTATCTGGTCATACAAAAAGTATTATGGGTAAGGTTCATCAACTTACTAATGAGAAATTACAGGAAAAGAGTGCTGAGATGATGAACTTAGCATTTCCTGCTGATAAAAATAAAATATTTGCAGAACAAGTTGAGGCGTTGGAGGGTATATGTTGTAAGTTTAATGCTCTTAATGCAGGTCTTGCGGCATTGATTGGTGCTGCATTATTAAAGTCATTTAAAAAGAAAGCAAAGCAAAAACAATCAAGCGCAGTTCAAGCTGCTAATGCTGCTGATCCTCCACTACCATCAGCATCTGCTATTGATGTTCCACCAATACCACCGAAGGGATTCTATCAACCAGATCCTATATGTTCTACAGAAGAATTGATGGGTGAGGTATTAGGAAGTACTATTAATGAGATAACTTCCATATTTGGTTCTGTTCAGAGTGGTGTTGTATCAAATATGAATGATGGTAACAATCCTGATATGAATAGTCTTGCAGGTTCAGCACCTGGTAAAGCAGTTGATAGGTCTGCTAGTCAAAGAAATGTTGTTGCTGCATTAGCAAACGGTGCTCTTGTTGGTGGAATGGCTGGAGCACTTGCTGGTGCATTGGGAGTAGATAAAAATATTATAGGGTCAGTAGCGGGTGCATTTAAGGCAGGTAATTATGGTTCTGGTTTAGCATCTATGATGAGTCTTGCTGGTATTTCTCCTGATTCTGGTCTTGCATCTGCAGCATTGAATGCTATTGATAGTGGAGATATACTTGGTGGATTTACAGAGGCTGCTGGAGCATTGGGAGTTCCTACTGGGTTGATGTCGAATATGGGTGGTGCTTTTAGTGCTATTAAATCAGGTGATATGTCATCTCTTACTGGTGCTGTTCAAGGACTTGCTGGATTTGATGCAGGTATTTTAGGTTCAGTTGCAGGAATGGCAGATGGTCTTCCTCTTGGTGGAATGGGTGCGTTGGGTGGTATGGAAGTTGACATTGCAGAGTCAATGAACTTTGTTCAATCTGTTACACAACTCTTTGAATGTGATCCTGAACCAGAGTGCTCACCAAATGATGAACATACATTGGATTCTGGTGGTAGTGGTGCTGAAGAACCCAACTGTGCATCAATTGCTGAGTCTGCTAACAATGCAGCACAGACTGGGAAAAAAGAACCAGAAACTAAACGAGTACCTATAAGAAATAGACGTGGAAGAATAACTGGTTATCGTACTGTAACTGTAGGAGATTAATTATGGCAATATCAAAAAGCAATATTCATATAGGGTATGTTCATTATAAAGATGGATATGTAAAGCATAAGTCAGTTGCTGATGCAAATGCTTATGAGAAATTATTTCCAGATAGTGTCTTTATTTTCTTTGATGGTGATAGGAAACTTCATTACTTAAGTATAGATGAAGTTAATAAACTTACTGCCAATGATTTACTGAGGAAAAATCCTTGTGATACAACACAGAAACCATGTGGACCGCCTACATTCCATTTCTTTGGTGGAAGAGGAGTAGGTGCAGCAGCAAATCCAGTTGTAGATAAGAATGGTAAGATAATTGCAGGTGATATAGTGGATGGTGGTGTTGGATATAAAACTCCACCTCAAGTACAAGTAATTGATCCTTGTAAGAATGGAACTGGTGCTGTTCTTCAGACAGAGATAAGAGATGGTGAAGTTATAAGAATTATTTTTAATGATACTGGTTCAGGATATCTTCCACCACAACCAGCAAGTCCACAGTATCCAGCACTAGTAAAATTAACAGAAGTTCGTGTTAAGAATCCTGGTATTAATTATGAGTGTGGTAAGGATAAATTGACAATCACTCCTAATAATGGTACAGTATTATCATATACCTGTAACCCCTTTGGTAAAATAAAGGAGGTTAAAGTTGAAAAGGGAGGAAACTTTACTGAACTTCCAAGGATAACAATGCCAAGTGACACAGGTGTGAATGCATCTTTTACTCCTGTCTTTGATATTATTCGTGACCCTCTTACTCCAGAGGTTGCATTACCTAATGAAGTTGTTCAAGTATACGACTTAGTTGGGTTAAATATAAATGGATATGTGGATGGTAAAGCATACTATGGGAGTGTTTATTTCTCAGAAGGAGTTAAGTATGCTGGTACTCAACAAACAGGTAGTGCTGTTGTTAGAGTCTATGATACTATTCAAGACAGCGTGACTGGGGGTTCTAACTGATGGCAGAACAAGGAGACAAGTGTAATTTTTGGGCCCAGGAAATTGGAACCCAGAATGGAGTCCTTAAATTTGGTGCATTAAGTCCTACTGGAGATGTGACTTCTAGTATCAGCTTAACTGCTTTAGATGCAAGACACTTCATCGCTATGGATGAAGACGGGAAGCGTAAAAATTGGACGACGATGAATGCTCCTGGTGCATTTCAGATCAATGCAGGTGAGGATCTTCTTCAAATTGGTGAGAACTCTTCTGGTGGTCGTGAGAATAAGGTTGAACAGAATTGTATCTTTATGAATGCAGAGAATGGTGATATTATTATCAAGGCTAGAAATGGTAAGATTAGGATGGAAGGTCTTGATATTGAGATGGTTGCAACAGGTAATTCTCCTGAAGGTCAGTTTTGGGTGAAGGCAAATGAAAATGTTAAGATTGATTCAAAGAATATTACAATAGATGGAACATTATCAGTTAATCTTGTAAGTTCAGGTATTATTCATATGAGATCTTCTTTAATGCAAATGACTTCGGGATTTGTAAATGGAATAACTGCTGCTACATTAAAAAGTGTTATACCGAAAAGTCTTAAATCACTGACTAAACTTCTAAAATAAAATGGCATTATCATTCGACGAAATTTGGTGTTATAGTGGGCAACTTGTTGTCTCTGAACCTGGTGTTTATGCTAAAGCATTAGGTAAAGGACTTACTAAGATACCTCATTCAGTATACATTCAGGGACCATCTCAGTTTGGAAAATCAGATGCTTATGGTAGTTTTCCACCTGCTGTAGTAAATATGGGTCAGAATGGGGTTCATACTCCATTGACTGCAAATATTCAACATACTCTTTGGGTAAAAGGTAATCAAAGAATTCAAGGTGATAGTCAGAGTAGTCATGGTCTTTCAGTAAGTGGTGGATCTTCTGTTGATACTGTTTATATTCGTGGAGATATGTATGTCACGGGTAAGGTAGATTGTGATAATAAAGGTAGACTTGCATCACGGTTTAGTTCTGCAGATGCACGACCAAAACCATTTGATATACAACATCCATCTAAAGGTGAAGGACATCGACTTAGATATGCATGTATTGAGGGTCCAGAGGTAGGTGTATATTGTAGAGGAAGAATAAGAAATGAAAAAGTAATTGGATTGCCTAAGTATTGGAAAGATTTGGTACATGTTGAGAGTATATCTATACAAATTCAACCTATTGGAGCACATCAAGATATTATTGTGAAGAGGTGGGATGATGAGTTTGTGTATCTTCAATCTAATGGAGGATTACCTATTAATGCTTTCTACCATGTGTACGCAGAAAGAAAAGATATCAATCCATTAATCGTTGAGTATGAAGGTGAGAGTTGGAAAGATTATCCTGATCCAAACTTTAATCCAGATACTGCACCTGACCCAGAGGATCCAAACAGATTTAATGACCCACAGTATCGTGGATTGAAAAATACTGTAACAATTTGAAGAAACTTATTTATATTCAGGAGAAGTTTTTAGACCCTTTTTTGTGTGTTCCTTTTGTTGAACTTGCGAAGAGAAATAATAAACCAATGCCATATGGTGATGATACTAGAGGTGGAGATACTTTCCTTACAACGGTAACTCACTCAAATCCAGAGGAGAGTTTATCTAAGGGAATGGATATACCAGAACCTGATGGGAATTATGGTGCGATTTACTTGGGAGGTAATGTTGACCCAACTACCATTGAGGTCGATGATAACGAATTATTCAAAACAGTGGTTCATGGGGTTACCGACTTATGTAAGACTTTTGACCCAGATATCATTTTAGACTATGTTGGTGTAGTTCGTTGGCCTGTTGGAACTTTCATGAAACCGCATTTTGACAAGAATGACGTTCATGGACCAGATGTGTTTGCTGCGATGTTATATCTAAATGATGACTATGTGGGTGGATGCACTGTTTTTGACCATTTTGAGTGTAAACCTGAAACAGGTAAACTTTTAATATTTTCCAATTCAGAGTATCTTCATAGTGTTAGTAAAGTAGAAGAAAATGAGAGATATGTGCTATCATTCTGGTATAAGTATACAAATTAAGGTATCTGTGGTATAATATATGAGTATGATGAGTGCTTGGATGGACGAAGAATATTTAATGAAGTGTGTGGTAGACCCACTTAAGAAAACTTTCTACCTTTATTCTAATGAAGGGGAAACAAAAGAAGTAGTGTGTGATAATATAGAACAGTTTATGAATGTATTAAATATGGTGCGTGATACTTGCCCAGAAGGTAGGTTGTCCTATGCAAATCCACTTTAGTCTCAGGGCAGGCTAGCTTTTTATTCCATAAAAGGCGGCAAAAAAACTCCGGAAAAAAATCACCCCATTACTTTTTTATAAATATCTAAAAGTAATAGTTGGTAGAAATGGGTATTCGGATAGACGGTACGCAAGACCTAGTAAGTGCATCGGACGGTTCTCTTACTATTGAAGGACAATCTGTAAATACTACTGGTATAATGACCGCATCGGGTGGTGTCAAAGTTGGTACTGCTGCTACTATATCATCTAATGGTAATGCAACATTTTCGGGTATTGTAACTGCTACTTCATTTGTTGGAGATGGTTCTGCATTAACTGGTGTTGCTGCTGGAGTATGGACAGAAACTGCTGTTGGTGTTTCTACAATTAAACAATCAGGTATTAATACTACTACTGTTAAAGGAACTGCTACTGGTGCTGCAAGGTCAGAAGGAGCATCTCAAGTTCATGGTAATATTTCGTTATTTGATGGTGCAATTATGACAGACGCAACTCTTGGTACTAATCTACAAATACCTGCAGGAAAGAATGCACTATTAGTAGGTCCTGTATCTGTCACAACTGGTATTGCCGTTACGGTAGAAACCAATGCTACTCTTGTTATCTTATAAATATCTAAAAATGGTCACATGGCAGTAGTAATTAAAGGGTCAGGATCAATTGAAGGGTCAACAGGCCTAGAAATGGGTGCTAACGGAACAACAGAAATAAGGGGGCAAATTAATGTTGCTCTTGGATCATCTGTTGCTGGTATTTCAACGGCTTCTGGGACAGTTTCTTCTGGTATTTCTACTGCAACTAATTTTGCACCAACTCTTATACCAACTAGTAATAGAAATTTAATAATTAACGGCGCGTGTAACGTGGCTCAACGCGCAACGACACAATCAACACATACCGCAGCTGGCTTTTTTACAGTTGATAGAATATATACTTCTATCGGTGGTGAAGATGAAGGTCGTACAGAAGATCAAATATCACTAACTTCTAGTGATACTGGACCTTGGGCTAAAGGTTTTAGAAACGCTTTTCAAGTAACCAATGGAGACCAATCTAGTGCTGTTGGAGCAAGTGATTATCTGAACATCGTAATTAAAAACGAAGCACAAGATCTAGCAAATTCTGGTTGGGATTATACTTCTGCATCGAGTTACATTACGTTGTCTTTCTGGGTTAAATCAAGTGTAGCTCAGAATTTTTATGGCTTTTTAAAAACAACAGATGGAACAAGTCAATATTATACATTTGAAACAGGCTCCTTAAGTGCAAATACTTGGACAAAGATAACTAAAACTATCCCAGGTGATTCAAATATAACGTTTGATAATAATAATGGTCAAGGACTCTCTATTGAAATACTTCCTTTCCTAGGAACTACTTGGACAGATACTAGGACATTAAATACTTGGTCTGCATGGGCTGCTACTGCAAGAACACCTAATAATACAACTACTTGGTGGGAAACTGATAATGCAACATTTGCAATTACAGGACTTCAATTAGAAGTAGGCTCAGTAGCCACACCGTTTGAACATAGATCATTTGGTGAGGAATTAGCTAGGTGTCAGAGGTATTATTTTAAATTCTTAGAAGGTACTACTAAAGAAATGAGTGTTGGATGGTTTTACACAGGTGCATGGATGAGTTTTATACTGAGATATCCTACAACTATGAGGGCAGCTCCAACAGGCAGTTGTGCATCAGGAACTAATTATTATATTATATATAGTAATAATAGCTCGGATTATTTCGACGACTTTGCTTTTGAAAACGGAAGTACTGAACAGTATAGCTGTTATAACAATAGTGATATTAGTAGTACGCAGGGTCAAGCAGGTATAGTACGTTCTGCACATGCTAGCTCTAAAATAGAATTTTCAGCGGAGCTTTAATTATGACTTATAAATTACTAAAAAATCCATACGACGGAAGGGAAGATCACGTGATTTTACGGAAAGCAGATAATGCTTATATTCCCTATGATCCTGATAATACAGACTACCAAGAATACCTAGAATGGGTAGCAGCAGGTAATACTCCAGATCCAGCGGA